TTTTCCGACTTCGTTCGCCTTGTGCAATCGCATATTGCGATGTCGGTTGGGTTGCCCTATGGCTTCGCCTTCGATGCCGACAAAACTGGCCCAATGGCAAGACTTGAAGCGGCAATGGCCGAGCGCACGTTCAATCGCTGGCGGGGATTCCTTGAGAGCCAATTCCTAAACCGCATCAAGAACATTGTTCTACTGGACGCCGCTTCGCGTGGCTTGATTCCAGATTCCGAATACTTGCTCGACGGGCGTTGGAATTGGCCCGCAAAAGTGTCGATTGATTACGGGCGAGAAGCACGGGCCGACATCGACTTGTGGAAATCTGGCTTAAAGACAGCCGGACAAATTTACGCCGACAATGGCGAAGACTACGAGGAAGCGTTGAGAGGCAGGGCAAAAGAAGCGGCATTGATTAAGTCGTTGGCGCAGGAATACGACCTTCAACCAACACGTATTTCCGATTCTGTTCCTGTTACCGCCATCGACGTTGCTGAAGATGGAGAAGCCCCACCGCTTATTGCCACGATTGGCGTTGGCGGGGCGCAATCGCTTGCGTTCTTGTTGTCGCAAATGGCGACAGGGGCAATCAGCGTCCAGCAAGCCGCTGTTATTCTTCGTGCCGTGTTCGGCATGGATCAACAAGCGATTGACCAACTCGTTCGTGCCAACCAATCCAAGGCTCCGGCATTGCCAGAACCAACCGAAAGCGATTTCGCCGAGCGCGACAATAGGCCGACAAAGAGCATGATTGTTGAGGCGGAGAAGGGCTTGAAGTGGCGCAAGGAATACAAGCGCGGAGGAACAGCAGTTGGCGTTGCGAGGGCAAGAGATATTGCCAACGGAGCGAACCTTTCTGACGATACCGTGAAACGGATGGCGTCTTATTTTGCTCGCCACGAAGTCGATAAGAAGGGGCAAGGATTCAAAGCCGGAGAAAAGGGCTTTCCTTCAGCCGGACGGATTGCTTGGGCATTGTGGGGAGGTGACGCCGGACAGAAATGGGCGGCACGGAAAGCAAAGAACCTTTCGAGCAAAACAGAATTTGCAATGCCCTCGCCACAAGCAAACGAATCGGCAGAAGATTTCATTTCGCGCTGTATGGGCAACGACACAATGGTTGCCGAATACCCCGACCAAGACCAACGGGCGGCAGTATGCAATGCCCAAATTGACAACCCTCCCAAATCATGAGCGAACCCGTTACGAAAATTGGTGGATACACCTTTAACCCATCCGCCGTTGAGCCTCTTGGAACTCCTGCAACAGCCCGTCAAGTTACCGCAAGCGCAAGCTCGACAAATGTTGCGCTAACAGCAGGAGTGAACCGCATTTCGATTTTGGCGAATGGTGGAGCGATCCGCTACGTTGTCGGAAGCGGAGCGCAAACCGCGACAACTGCAAGCCACTTCATTGCGTCTGGCGAAAGGCTCGACATCAAGCTTCCCGTTGATGCTAACATTGCTGTGCGTCTTGCAGGAGCAACCGCATCCATTCTTGAAGTCACCGAACTGATCTAATGCGGCTATTCGCCACAAGATTATCCGCGATTGCGTCTGGCGCACCAGCGGAGCCGATCATTCCACCGAGGTGGGAGCCGGACGAAATTTCGCTTGTCGTTTGGTATGATGCCGACGATGCGGCAACAATTTCGTCAAGTGGAACGCAAGTTACGCAGGTGCTCGATAAGTCTGGCAACAATTACACGCTGACGCCAGCGGCAGGGCAATCCGCACCGCTTACAGGAACGCGAACACTTAACGGAATGAACGTCTTTGAATGGACGGGCAACAACTGCTTGGAGAATCTTTCGTTTGCATACAACCAAGCATCCACCGCGTTGAACGTAGCGATGGTTGTGCAGGTTGATTCTCCTGCTGGAACACAACACTTCATACTTGCAGGAACATCGACAACCACCACGGGAACGAGAATGGCGACGCGGTGGCTTAATGATTCGTTTCAAGTGCTTGGAGGTTCGGGCGGAGGAAACATTCAGTTTCTATCAAACGTAACTTCGCCAGCCGGACAACCTCATTTGCTGTTGCCGAGATACAATGCTTCCAACTCAAGTTGGAGGGTGAACGGGACGGAAACAAACACGGGAAGTGTTGGCACGAATGCGTATTCAATTTTGCAGATCGGACACAATGAAATCGAAGCAAGCGACCTCGATGGATTCGTTGCCGAGATTGTTGCTTTCCCTGTTCCCGAAATGGCCGAGCTTGTAGAAGGATACCTTGCTTGGAAATGGGGATTGCAGGAGAAGTTGCCGCCATCGCATCCGTACAAAAACACCGCACCGCTTCCGACAGAACCACCGCAGTTCGATGACGAATCGACGGGGCTGAATCCAACGCAACCAGAACAAGTCGCCTACGGCAACGGGACGTTTATTATTTCGTCGTACAATGGAAACATGGTGCGAAGCACAAACGGGATTGATTGGGTAACAACGGGCAGGAGTGGCAAAGATGTTTTGTGGAGCGGCCAATATCATGTTGCTTCAACATCATCCAGCTTGGTTCGATCAAACGATGGCGGATTAACTTGGACGTCTGCCCCGCTTGCTGGCTATCAAGAGCATCGCTACGGAGGATCAGACGGCAACGGGCTTGTTGTGTTTGGACAATTCAATAACTTCGGAGTGCAGTTTCATATCGACTTATCCAACGATCACGGGGCAACTGTCATTCGCCGTGCAACGCCTGTTCCATCCTTTGGGAGTGGAGTTTTGCCGAACGGAAGAATCTTGATCCATGATGCAAACCCAACGCAATCGCGCAATTTCGGGTATTACAGCAACGACAATGGCGTTACTTGGAACACGTTTAATTTTCCATCGTCACAGCGTTGGAGTCGGATGATCTACGCAAACGGCAAGATTTATGCGCTGACCTACACGGGCGGCGTAGTTGCTTACAGCGTTGACGGGATTAACTGGCAACAAAGCACGATTCCGCTGACGTCATGCATGGGCATCACATACGGCAATGGATTCTTCGTTGCAGTCAATAACAGCACTCAATTTGCTTATAGCATCGACGGGATCAAATGGTTCCCGACCCTCATTCCATCACCATCAACAGAGTCGAGGCAAGGTTCCGACATTGCGTTCGGCGGTGGAAGGTTCGTCGCTCCGAAGTATTACAACTATCCCAACCCCGTACCCAACCGAGTTATTTACAGCGTATGAACACTATCGAATCCGTTTCTATTCTTTCCGTAGGCGAGGCAAAAGGCCACGGGCTTTTTATCGACCAGCAAACTTTGGAAGAAGTCAAAGCGTGCGCCGAAACCTACAAGGGCGGCGTCAAAGTGAACCTCGACCACGGGGCAGGAATTAAAGACATCGTTGGCTTCGTTAACAATTTCCGCATTGAGAACGACCGCTTGATTGGCGACCTCAACTTGCTTGAGACATCACCGATGAAAAGCTACGTCCTCGAAATTGCGGAGAAGTTGCCCGACACATTCGGGATTTCGATTTCATTCTCCGGCCCCGTGCGTGAAGTGGACGGGCAAGAATTTGCATCTTGCACCGAACTTTATTCCGCCGATCTTGTTCAAACTCCTGCCGCGAATCCAACTGGCTTGTTCAGTTTCGAGGCGAAGCGAGTTGACAATTCTGCCGATTCAATGGACGACCAGAATACAACCGACGAGAACTTGGAGGAAGTCAAGAAAGACCCTTCCGAGGAAATGGCCGAGAGGCTTTCCGCTCTTGAGTCCGCATTTGCCGAACTCATGAAGAAGTACGAAGAGGCTCCCGCCGCTGAAGACGAGGAAGCTCCCGCCGCTGAAGCGGAGGACGAGGAGATGGGATGCAAGTGCGGGATGTCCCGCTTCGAATCCAAACTCGACGCAATCATCAAGAATTTCGGTGCGAACCCCATCAAGGCATCCGCTCCCGCCGAAACTCCAAAGCAAGAAGCCCTCGACTTGAAGGCTGTGATTGTTGCAAAAACAACCGAGCTTGGTAGCCGCACAGCGGCGATCAAGTTTGCGATGAGCAACCATCCTGCCGAGTACGTTGCGCTTCGTGATTCAAACCAACTCAATTTTTAACTCAACATGGCAACACAAATCGACAACACGTATCGTTCGTTCTCGTTCGCTTCTGCGATCAGCGCGAACATCCTCGTTCAAGCTGACAGCACAGCGAATGCCGCCAAAGCCGCAATCTCTCCCGCCTACGCTCTTGGCGTAACGCAGGAAGATGTCGCCGCTGGCAGCGTGGGCAATGTCAAGCTTTTCAACGCAACCCAATTCGGCGCAGTTTCTGGCTCCGGCATCACCGCTGGCCTTGTGGTCAAAGCAGACGCAAGTGGCAAGATCGTTGCCTCGACTGACGTTTCCGGCGTGACCATCGGCATCGCTCTTGCGAATGCAACTGATGGCGATGTCGTGGAATACGCTCCCAACTTCAAACTCTAATCACCCGCCATGTCATTAAGCTCATACACAACGATTCGTTCGGACATTGCACAGGCCGTCTATGAGGGCCGTAGCAATAAAGCCAACTTGTTTATCGGTGCGGAAGTCATGCCCGTTTACGTGGCTGACGTTCGTTCCGGCGAATATCTGAAAATCAACATCGGCGGGAGCGAAGCCCTCAACGATGATGCGACCAAGATCGCCGCTGGTTCGGCTTATCCTCGCGTCAGCCGCAAGTTCACTTCCGACACCTACAACACGCAGGAGTATGGCCTTGAGGAAACACTTCCCGATGCCACACAGCGCGACCTCGCTCGCTTCCTCGACGTTGAGGTTGCCGTTGCCGAAATGCTTCTCTCGCAAATCCAGATCGGACACGAATCCCGTGTTGCCTCTGCGACATTTGCCGCGAATGGCTTGACTGCGATCAGCGCATCGGCTGATTACACAGAAGCTAACCTCTCGACCTTCAACGTCCCTGCTGACGTTGCCGAGGCGAAACTGGAACTCGCTAAATATGGCGTGCTTCCGAACGCTCTCGTTATGTCGGTCAAAGTGTTTGAGCGCATCCGCCGTTCGACCAAGGTGCAGAACCAATTCTTCGGAGTTGTGCCAAGCGACCAATCCCGCCTTCTTTCCGAAGCCGAGGTTGCACAGGCT